ATGGCCGGTAAGCCGCAACACTGGAAAGAGCGTAACGGGCGTTACTCAGCCCGCATCGTCATCCCTCCCCAACTTCGGCCATATCTCGATAATCGCGCGGAGCTGGAAATTCAGCTCGGCGGCGACCGTCGCACGGCACTTCGAAACCATGCCGCCGCCGTCGCTTCTATCCAGCGGCAAATCGGTATCGCCCGGCAGAAGTATGAGACCGCCACCGGCCAGCAGCAGAAGGCCGCACCCTACCCCCTCACCGTTCAGCAGATCGCGATTCGGGACTATCAAAGCCAGATCGACTTTGACGCGGAACTTCGCGCAAGCGATTCGCGGTATGCCCGCTTCGATCCGGATCCGGACGAAGCCCGACGCTTCCGCGACGGCTTCGCCGGCAAGCTCTCAGATGATGAACTCTATGCGTTGGTCGGTGACCGTGTCGAACGCGCTCGGCTCGCCGGTAACACGGATGCCGTCAGAGGCACCGATAAATGGCGGGCGCTAGCCCAGGCGCTATGCGTGACTGCCTATGAAGCGATGGCTCGCGAGGAGGAGCGAAACGAAGGCGACTTCACCGGCAAACCGACGCATCCGCTACTTGCCGACGCTCCCCCTATATATAATGACTCCCCGGACCCGATCACTTTTGAATCCATCGTTGACGATGAGGTGAAGCGCCGGGCGCGTGGCAAGAATGCCAAACCCCTCCCGGACCGGACGGCGAAGAAATATCGCGACCATTGCGCCGCGTTTGCCAAGTGGCGAAAAAGTAAAGACGCGCTGACTGTGACAGCAGCAGAGGGCAAAGGCTGGATTGAATCATTGCAGGACGCGGGCGAGCTCAGCAATCGCACAGTGAAAGCGATGCTTCAGAACGTCCGCACAGTCATGAATTGGGGACGTCAGAACGATCCGGCGAACTTCTTCCCGGCTGGCAATCCATTGAACGGTATCAAGGCCCCTGATTACACAACGCTGCCCTCATACCTCCGTGCCTTCACGATGGAGGAAGCTAAGCTTGTTCTGACCGCAGCCCGAAATGAGGAAAAAGCCATGTTCCGTTGGATACCGTGGCTATGCGCTTATTCGGGGATGCGGGTTAGCGAGGCCGGAAACCTCCGCAAGGAAGACTTCTTCGAAATCGGCGGCCGGTGGTTTTGGAAAGTCACGACCGTAGGCGCTCGCTCGCTAAAGACGGCCAGCAGTGAACGCCGAATCCCGACTCATAAGGCTCTAGTTGATGAAGGCTTCATCAATTTCGTGAAGAACGCCAAGCCTGGACGTCTATTTAAGGGCGACACCAAAGACGCCGTTCTTATTCAGCCGCGTATCAGCACATGGGTCCGCAGCCTCATACCCTTCGATAAACGGCCCGAACTTTCACCGAATCATGGCTGGCGTCACCTATTCGAAGATTTATGCCGTCGTGATCATGTGCCGGAAGATGCTCGCAATTACATGACCGGCCGCACCGATGGCGGCTCCCAAGAGCTATACGGGCGTAGCGATGTTATGCTTCCCGGCCTCGCCGCTGCCATTGATCGAATTGCACCCTTCCCGATGTAGACAGATATTTAGATAAGAAAATTTGATAGATACCGATAAATAGTCAATTTTTCTTTATGTAAGTATTTACTTACATAATCGTCTGTGAGATTCTGTTCTCAAGTTAATTGAGGATGGATTGCATGCGATTTGCCGAAATGGTTTCAGGCGCAAAGAAGGCGCTCGGATTTTCGGTAGAACAAAAGGTATACTCCCTCAACAGCCCTGAATTCGCTGACCTGATTGGCTTTCGCCCTACTTATTCCGGCGTGAATATCGGCAGCCAATCAGCGCTTTACGTCCCTGCTGTTCTCCAGGCCGTCCGGTTGATCTCCGAAACTATTGGCTCGCTTCCTTGCAAGGTCTATCGTGAGACCGCCGCCGGCAAGCTGCCGGCCAAGGATCATTCCACCTATCGCATCGTCCACAAGCGAGCGAACGAATGGACCGGCGCGGGCGAGCTTCGCACGATACTGACCGCCGACGCCCTTATGCACGGCAATGGCTATGCGAAGGTTGTTCGCTTTGGAGACGGTAGGCCTTTCGAGCTTCACCGGGTGAAGCACGGCAAGGTTACGGTCCTTGAGGACGAACTGACCGGCGCCCCTGTCTATCGCGTATCGGAAGAGACCGGCACCCGCGATTATCCACACACCGAGATCCTGCATATTCAATCTTTCCTCGGCACCTCGCCCCTTGCATTCGGCAAGGAAGGTATCGGCCTCGCCGCGATCCTTGAGCGCCACGGTGCGCAGTTCTTCGGTTCCGGTGCGCGTCCGTCCGCTGTGATTTCGAACGATAAGCCACAGGGTGGCGAAGCCGGCGCACAGACGATTTCAAATATCAGGAAGTCCTACGCCGATTTTCAGAAGAACGGCGGCGCTCTCTTTATGGACGCAGGTTGGAAGTTCGATCAGCCGACAATGACCTCGACCGATGCGCAGTTTCTTGAAAACCGCGTGTTCCAGCTCGGCGAAATCGCCCGCATCTTTGGCGTTCCTCCGCACCTTATTTTTAACCTTGAGCGAGCCACCTGGGGAAATGCTGAGACCATGGGAGCGAGCTTCCTTCAGCTTTGCCTTCGTCCATGGCTAGACCGTTGGCAGGATGCCATGACGACCGTCCTTCTCAGCGAGGACGAACAGGACGACCATTATTTCGAGTTTGTCACCGACGACCTCATGCGCGCCGATGCGGCGAGTCGCACCACGAACATGACCGCTCTCGTGACGAATCGCATCATGACTCCGAACGAGGTTCGCGCAATCCTCAACATGCCGCCGCTTCCCGGTGGCGACGAACTTACCAATCCGCACACGACCAGCAACGCCGCGCCCACACCGGCCCCGGCGAAGGAACCCGCATGAGCGAAAACATTTCTGTCCAGATCTCCGGCACGCCGGAAGCAATTGCTCGCTTATTTGTCGAACTGACGCGATCGGAGCCAAAGGCAGAGCCTTGGTGGAAGTTCGAAACGCCTTGGTTTGAGCGTCACGGAAAGCTCACCTCGGAGGAAGCTGCCGATCTTGAAGCCAGCACCTACGGCAAGGGAAACCGCGCATGATCGAACACAGCGCTTTCTTCGGCGACGGCGAAAAGACGTTCGCCTTCCCGACCCGCGAACTTATCGAAGAACTTGAGCGGACGACCGGCAACGGTATCGGTGCACTGTTCCGGCGATTCCGCACGTCGGAGTATTCGTTCGCCGAGATCATCCATGTGCTTCGCCTTGGCTTGATCGGTGGCGGAACCGTCCCGGCTGAAGCTGACCAGCTTGTCGCGATTTACTGTATCGGCCGGCCTATGGCCGAAACCTTCGCCGTGGCAGATGGCGTCATTACCGCGCTCTTCTTCGGCAACGCCGAACCGGAGCCCGAGGACGACTTTGACTCTCCCTTGGGCGAAATTCGACAGGCCGCCGCCTCGGCAGGTCTTGTCGAATGAATGACCGCCTCGAAATCAAGGCCGCGCTCACGGTTGACGACGCCGGCACCATCACCGGCATTGCATGGCCCTTCGGCTCGCCTGACCGCGTCGGCGACGTGATCGAAAAGGGAGCCATCGCCTCGCCGGAGGTGCTGCCGATGTTGTTCGCCCATGATCAGGCGCAGGTTATCGGCGTTTGGGACGAAATCAGTGAGACGCCGGACGGCCTGACCGTCAAGGGCCGCTTGCTCGTGGATGATGTAGAACGCGCCCGCGAAGTCCGCGCCATGATCCGCACGAAGGCCGTTTCTGGCCTGTCCATCGGTTTCTGCACGAAGGCCAGCAAGCCCCGCCAGCGCGGGCGCACGATCACGGCCCTCGACCTCCATGAAATCTCAGTTGTCGCCGTTCCGAGCCATCCGGGCGCGCAAATCACGTCAGTAAAGGCCGCCGATGGCACGGCAGACCACAAGGAAACCATCTTGGAAAACGAAGCAGAAATTGAAGTGAAGAACGACCCGGTAATCTCGCCGGAAGACCTAAAGGCTCTCAAGGCCGACGTCGCGACCATCAAGGCGAAGCTCAACCGCCCAACGGCAGCGAACACCAACAATCCGGCCGCCGCCAACGACAACGGCGTCGAACTGAAGGCTTTCGCTGACTATCTCCGCAGTGGTGAAGTTGACCGCAAGGCCCTCACCGTCGCCAACGACGCGCCCGGCTATGTCCTCGCGCCGGAAGAAACCAGCGGCGAATTCATCCGCAACCTTGTCGAATTCTCGCCGGTTCGCGGCATCGCCGATGTTCGCTCGACCGGCTCGCATACCATCATCCTGCCGAAGCGCCTGACCGTCACGAACGCCAAGTGGAAGGGCGAAGCCGTCGCTTCCGAAGCATCCGAGCCGACGTTCGATCAGATGGAATTTTCCGTCAAGGAAATGACCACGCACGTCGATGTCGGCAACTGGCTTATCGAAGACGCCAGCCATGATGTTGAAGCCGAAATCCGCCTTGCACTTGCCGAAGATTTCGGCGCGAAGGAAGGCCTCGCTTTCGTCAACGGTAGCGCCGCAGTCGAGCCCAAGGGCTTCATGCAGGAAGCAGCCATCACGAACAGCCTGAACGGGCATGCGACGAACCTTTCCGCAGACGCGCTTATCAAGCTCATGTATTCCCTGCCGGGCGTCTACCGGAACCGGGGAACGTGGGCCATGAACGGCACCACGCTCGCCGTCATCCGCACTCTGAAGGACGGAAACGGCAACTATCTGTGGCAGCCGTCTTATCAGGTAGGCCAGCCCGAAACGATCCTCGGTCGCCCGGTGGTCGAACTGATCGATATGCCGGACGTTGCCGCTAACGCCTTCCCGATCATCTTCGGCGACTTCAAGGCCGGCTATCGCATCTATGACCGTATCGAACTTCAGGTCCGTCCGAACCCGTATTTGCTCGCGACCGAAGGCATGATCCGCTTCCATGCTCGCCGTCGTGTCGGCGCTGGCGTGGTCCGCACCGATGTCTTCCGCAAGCTGAAGATGGCAACGGCCTAAGCCATGACCTTTCGCCGGCCCGCATATGAACAGGTGACGATTGCGCACGGTGGCAACACCGTGACGCTTCGCCCTACCTTGCGGGCCGCCGCCACTCTTGAGGAGCGCCACGGCTTCCCGGCACTGTTCCGGGCGCTGGACGACATGAACGTCACCATCATTTCCGAAATCATCCTGGCGGCTTCGTCACCGCAGGATGCAGCGGCCTGCTTGGCTGGCATACCCGGCAGGCCGCTTTTTCCCTTTTTCATGGCTGTTCGCCAGCCGCTCGGCAATCTCATTTCCATGTTCATGCCGGCACCAGACCCGAAGGCAAAGCGCTCGACCAAAACCGGCAAGCCGATGCCATGGGCCGAAGTGTATTCAACGCTCTTCGATAGCGCGACTGGCTGGCTTGGCTGGACGCCGGAAACCGCATGGAACGCAACACCGACGGAAATCACCCGCGCCATGTCCGCACACTTTGACCGTCTCGTAACCACTGGGATTCTCGTGCGCGACGACAAGCAGCCCGCTAAGGAAACGGATCCCGAACAGGCCGCGCGCAATATCGCCGCTGGCCTCGACCCCGAATTTGACCGAGCCGGGCTTCGCGCCCTCAAGGCAAAGCTGGCAGGTGGCGCATGAGCAAGCCACCCCGCATCTGTTCTTGTGGCCGCATCGTGCCGCACGGCGAGCGCTGCGAATGCCAGCGCACCGCGACCCGCGACCGCAACCGCCGCCATGACGCCCGCCGGCCGTCCGCATCCGCACGCGGCTATAACGGCGAATGGCGCAAGGCACGCGCCGAATACCTCGCCATGCATCCCCATTGCCGGGAGTGCGCAAACCACGGCGTCACGCGCCTAGCATCCGTCGTGGACCACATCATTCCGCACCGTGGCGACAAGCGGCTGTTCTCGCACCGCGCCAACTGGCAACCGCTTTGCGAACCCTGCCACAACTCGATCAAGCAGCGACAGGAGCGCAGCCTTTGACTCCGGCTACGATCCTCGAACACGATGGCGTCAAGCAGTCCGTTACGGAATGGGCGCTGGATTACGGCATCACGCCGTCCATCATCATCGCACGTCATGAGCGTGGCATGAGCACCGCCGACGCGATCACTCTACCCATGAAGGTAGGGCATTGCGGTCAACGCCTTCCGATCTTCAGCAATAAGCAGAAGATGAAGAAGCATTGCCACGCAGCGAAGAAGGCCAAGACCTACACCTTTGAAGGCAAGACGCTCTCGGTGCCGCAGTGGTCGGATCTGACCGGTTTGAAGATCAGCACCATTGGCGCGCGTCTCCGCAAGGGCTGGACTATCGAGCAGGCTGTTACCATGCCGCTCGCCCCTCGCGGCGCACCGGGGGTGCCTTCCGACTTTGCCCCTTCACGGGAGACCGGCGGGTGGGGGACCGCGCAAGAGACACCGAATATAACTTTTTCAGGAATTGACGCATGACGGCTGTTAGCCTCGACCTCGCCAAGTCTCATATGAAGGTGGACGGAACCACCGAAGATGAGCTGATTTCCCTGTATCTTGAGGCCGCAGAGACGTGGTGCGGGAACTATATCGGCAAGACCGTCGCCAATCTCGACCCCGTTCCGGCAGACGTGAAAATCGCGATTTTGAAGCTCGTTTCCTTCTATTTCGAGTGCCGAAACATCGCGACTTTTGGCCTTTCCATGCAGCTTGCGCCTCATGGCGTGACCTCGATCCTCGATAGCTACCGTGAAAAGTGGTTCACCGATGGCGAGTAATGACGGCTTAGACGACCTCATGAGGGCGTTCGATCGGGTGAGGACGGCCCCGCGCCAACAGATCATGAAGGCGCTTTTGGCTTCCGGCAACGAACTTGCCGACGCCCAGCAGCATCTTGCGCCGAAGGACACCCACGCTCTTGCGAACAGCATCTCCGTCACAGGCCCCGGCGAGACGACCCCGCCTTATAGCCAGCCGGGCGGCTCTCGCGTGGCCGGCGAAACGGAAGTCATCGTGACAGCCGGCAACACCGATGTCCGTTACGCGCACCTTGTCGAATACGGCACGTCCAAGACCGAACCGCAGCCGTTTTTCTGGCCGGCGCTTCGCCTTCTCCGCAAGCGCCTTCAGCAGCGAATCGACCGCGCCGGCCGGAAGGCCGTGCGGGACGCATGGAATGGAAAGCAATAATGGAACCCGTTCTCGCCCTTCAGACTGCAATCCGTGCCGCGCTCATTGCCTCCCCCGCCGTGACTGCGCTTGTGCCTGCCGATCATATCCGCTCCGGCAGCACGAGGCCCGACAAGACGCCCTCTGTTATAATGAGTGACGGCAACACCGCGAACGGCGGCCACAACTACGCCAGCCAGCGCACGGCATGGGTTTACCTCGACCTTCATATCTGGACGTTGGACGCTGGACAGGATGCTGCGAAGGAAATCGCCGGCACCGCGACCGCCTGCCTCGACGAGGCCCTAAATTTTGAGGGGTGCTACTGCGATCATTTCCGCGTTACCGGCTCTCGGTTCCCGCGCGATCCTGATCCCGCTTATGGTCATGGCGTGCTTTCCGTCGAAGCCCTTATTCGTTGGATTGTCTGATGTTGAATATCGGGAACATGGATCGCCGGATCACTATCGAGCGCGAAACCGAAATCGTGTCACCGTCCGGTGATGCACAGAAGGTTTGGACGCCGGTTGCAACTGTGTGGGCCGAAGTCCTTCAGCAGACGGCGAGCGAATTCTTCACCGGCTACGGCGAGGCTGAAACCGGCACCGTGATCTTCCGTGTCCGCTATCGCCCAGGCATCACGACGGCCGACCGTGTGACCTACGACGGCGTGCCTTACGGCCTGAAGGAAATCAAGGAACTCGGCAGGCGGGACGCGCTGGAGCTTCGCGGCGAGGCCCTGAAGTGACGCATACCCGTGGCGTGAAGCCGCCCATTTCCCGCGACAGCAACGCATTGACGAAGGCACCGGCAGCGCCGAAGCACCTTTCTCCGTATGCGCGCGCCGAATGGAAGCGGATTATGCCCGGCCTCATTGAGCGCGGCATTATTGTCCGCTCCGATCTCACCGGCCTAGAGGAACTTTGCACCGTTCGCGGCTTGGCCCGCACCTATACCGAAGCCTTGAGCATGACGCCCCTCGACAAGGTAGTTTTCGGAATGTTGAACCGCGCCTTGCAGACTTCGCGGCAGCTTGCGGCCGAATATGGATTGTCGCCGGTTTCCCGCGCCCGTGTCGGCAGCGCAACCGGCGAAGACGACGACAGCGACAACCCGCTCATGATCGGCAGGAACCGGGCATGAGCAAGAGCGCCTTTCCGCATTGGATTTATGACAGCTCGGAAATCCCGGATACGAACGGCGACGGTGAGCTTGCCGTGCAGTTCCTCCGCGCCTTGCGGCACCCGGCCAGCACCGCGCCGAAGCGCGCCTTTCAGCTTTACACGCCCTTCGAACGGATGACGAAGCGCATCTATGGGCCTCGCAACCCCGATGGCACCCGTGTTGTGAAGAAGGTTTTCTTGATGCTCGGCCGTGGCAACCGCAAGACCAGCCACGCCGCCGCATGGTCGCTTTTGCACCTGCTTGGCCCTGAAGCTGTCCCGGCCGGGCAAGTGATCTTTGCCGCTTGTGACCGCGAACAGGCCGGCATCGGCTTTCGCGAGGCCGCGAACATAGTCCGTATGGACCGCCGGCTTGTTGCTGCGACGAAAATCAATGACGCCTTTAATTCCGCGAAGCAGATCTTGAACCGCCGAAACGGCGCGACCCTCAAGGCAATTTCCAGCGACGGCAAGGCGCAGCACGGCACCACGCCGAATTTCATTCTTGTGGACGAAATTCACCAATGGAAGGGCCGCGACCTTTGGGAAGCTCTCGACTCCGGCACGACGAAGGTGGCCGACCCGCTCACCATCATCTGCACCACGGCCGGCCGTGGACAGGATAATCTCGGCTTCGAACAGTATGATTACGCCTACAAGGTCGCGATCGGCGAGATTGACGACCCGACCGTATTGCCGATCCTGTTCCAGCTTGAACCGGGCGACGACTGGCGCGACGAAGCGACATGGCCGAAGGCGAACCCCGGCCTTCCGCACGGGTTCCCCAATATCGTCGGCTTGCGCAATAAGTCGAAGGAAGCAGAGAACAGCCCGCCGGCCCGTTACCAGTTTCAGCAGTTGAACTTGAATATCTGGCAAGCCGCTTCCCGGGATCCGCTTTTCGACATGGCCGTTTATGACGCTGGCCGTGATCCGTATTTTGACCTTGCCGAGCTTGAGAGCTTGCCTTGCTGGCTCGGCGTGGACTTGTCCCGCTCCGGTGACTTGACTGCTATCGTGGCCGCGTTCCGGCATGACGATGGCCGGATCTCGCTTCACCCGTGGTTCTTCCTGCCGTCCGAAGGGTTGGAGGACAAGGCCAAGGTCGAACAGGTTCCTTATCCCCGGTGGCGCGATGAAGGTCTTTTGACTGTGATCGACGGCCCGGTGATCGAACCCGACGTGATCGCGGACCGCATCATTGACCTTTGCGGCACCTACGAGGTGCGCGAAGTTGTCTTCGACCCGTCGCTCGCCGGCCCGATCATGGGCAAGCTCATGGATCACGGCATCAACGTGCTTCAGCTTCCCCATACGGCGAAGCACATGCACGGCCCCATTTGCGATCTTGAGCGCGTCGTCAATGGTCGCCGTATTCGACACGGCGCACACCCGATCCTTCGGAACCACTTCGAAAGCGTCGTCGTGAAGCGTGCCACCAATGCCGGCGAACTGACCACGATGCACAAGGGCACCCGCCATTCCAACCATATCGACGGCGCTATTGCGTCCGCACTGTCCGTCTTCCGGGCTGCCGCTAACGGTAACCAGCGCTCGATTTTCGACCTCGACCCCGATGAATTTGACCGGCTTCGCGATGACGACGCCGAAGCCGAAGCCGCATAAGGATTACAGCAATGGATGAAGGCCAGCGCCTTTTAGTCACCTTCGAAGCCCGCTTGAATAAGTATGAGCGCGACCTTGAGCGCTCCAAGAATAAGAGCCGAACCAATTTCAAGGCTATCCAGAAGGATGCCGAAGAGGCCGGTTCCGGTATCGAAAAGGCTATGTCTAGCGCCCTTGGCACCCTTGGTAGCTTCGGTAAGGGGCTTGCCGGTGGTATCGTCGGCGGGCTGGCCGTGGGCGGCATTGACGAGATTCTTGGTCGCGTGCGCGAACTCTCCAAGAGTGTCGCCGAAGTCGGCGATCAGGCCAAGATGACCGGCATGAAGGCGAAGGACTTTCAGGAACTCGCCTATGTCGCCGAACAGAACCGCATTCCCGTTGACGCCCTTGCCGATGGTATGAAGGAGCTTTCTCTTCGCGCCGACGAGTGGATCAAGACCGGCCAGGGTAGCGGCGCGGAAAGCTTTCAGCGGCTCGGCTATTCGGCAACCGACCTTGCGAAGAAGCTCGAAGACCCGAAGGAGCTCTTGCTCGATATCATCGACCGCACGCAGGAGCTTGACCGCGCCGCGCGCATCCGCGTATTCGATGAGCTATTCGGTGGACAGGGCGGCGAAAAGTTCGTCCAGCTTATCGACCGTGGCAGGGAGGGCATTGCCAAGACCATCAAGGAAGCGAACGATCTCGGCGACATCATGTCGGATCAGCTTATCCAGCGCGCCGACGAATTCAATCAGAAGTGGGATGCCATCGGCCGGACGATTAGCACGAACGTCAAGCAGGCCGTGCTTGGCCTTGCGTTTGCCGCCGACGATTTCCTCGACAGCTTCAACAAGGTTGAAGAGCAGGCCACCGGCAACGTTCAAAAGGCCCTTATCGCCAAGTATAAGGAGCTTGCTGAGGCTAAGAAGAAGCTTGCCGAACTCCAGCAGGATCAGGTTGCGAATCCGGATGACCCCTTCGGCGCGCAGAATATCGAACGCCAGCAACAGGCCGTCGCCGATCTGACCAAGGAAGCGATGAAGCTTCGCGACATTCTTGACCGTCGTAGCGGCTACAGCGACAATTTCGTCTACAAGACCGGCGCAGAGGCGAAGACCGCAACCCCGCAGATCGCAGCCTTGAACGCGGCGCTGGCGAACACCGACACCAGCACCCGGAACGCCATCAATGCGATGACGAGCTATGCCGCTGCAATCCGCGCGCTCAAGGGCGAGGTTCCCGAACTGGCGAAGAGCCTTGCCGAGCTGGACGCGAAGAACAAGATCGAAGCCATCTATCAGAAGGCGGTTTCGATGGCGAACGGTCCGGCCGACGTTTACATGGCGCACGAAATCCGGGGCAAGGCATTGTCGGCGTTGAACCTCAAGAGCGCCACCGACGACCCGGAGAGCTATCTTTCAGCGATCCTCGCGAACGGCAAGGGTGCAAGCAGCATCACGGGAATGCAGTCTGCTTTTCAACAGAAGCTTGCCAAGATGATTGCGTCCATGCCCGACGCGCTGAAGGGCACCGTCACCATCAATTCTGGCTTCCGCGATATCCAGCGGCAGCAGGAGCTTTGGTTGCAGGCCCTCAAGAAGTATGGATCGCCGGAAATCGCCCGCAAGTGGGTCGCACCGCCCGGAAACTCTCAGCACAACAAGGGTGCTGCGGCGGATCTCGGTTTCGCCAATGACAGCGCCCGGCAGTGGGTCCACCAGAACGCCGGCACCTTCGGTCTGTCCTTCCCCCTCAACAATGAGGATTGGCATATCGAGGACAGCGCCGCCCGCTCAAAGGACACCGCCGCCGAAATCGACAGGCTGACGGCAGCGGCGCAGAAGCAGAGCGAAGCCTACGCCCGCATCACCGGCCATGCCCGCGAATACGTCAACGAGCAAAAGACCGAACAGCAAGCACTTGGCATCACCGCAGAAAGGGCGAAGGCGCTTCGGTTTGAACAGGAAATGCTCGCCCAGGCACAGCGCGCCGGTATTCCGCTCACGGCGCAGAACCGGCAGGAGATTGCCCAGCTTGCGCAGGGAATGGCTTCGGCGGCCACTTCCTTCGAGCAGTATCAGGACAAGCAGCAGCAGGCGCAGGAAACCGCTCACTTCTTCGGCCAGAGCCTCACCGATGCCCTAACCGGCGTCATCACTGGCACGCAGACGGCGCAACAGGCATTGCAGAGCCTATTGCAGACTCTCATCAAGGCGACGTTGCAAGCCGCGCTCATGGGCGAAGGGCCGCTAGCTAACCTCTTCGGCACCGCGCCGAAGAAGGACGCTTCCGGCAGCGGAATCGGGTTCGGTGGGCTGCTCGGCGGATTGCTTGGCAAGATGTTCGGTTTTGCGGACGGTGGCTATACCGGTGACGGCGCGAAGCACGAGCCAAAGGGCATCGTGCACGGTGGCGAATTCGTCGTGACGAAGGAAGCAACCCGGCGCATCGGCGTGCGAAACCTCCAGCGGCTCAATGCTGTTCGTGGATACGCCGACGGTGGCTATGTCGGTGACGCGCCCGCTATCCGCACGCCTGACTTGAAGCCGGCGAATGGTAGTGCCCCGGTGCAGCAGATCAGCATCTCCGCGCCTGTTACGGTCAACGCAAGCGGCGGCACGCCCGAGCAAAACAACGACCTCGCCCAGAAGATGAGCAGGCAGATGGAAACGACCATGCGCTCGGTCGTAGCCGACGAACTGCGTCGCCAGACCCGGCCGGGCAACTACTTGAACCAGAGGAGCCGCTGAAAGACTCACAGCGAGTCATAGGCGCGCTTCGGCGGTCCGGGCGTCTCTTTCCCTATCCGAGAGCCTCCGCGCCTGCCGGTGACTCCCTACGGCGGAAACCGCCCGGGAGCGAAGCGACCGCGCCGGAACCATCTGACTTCGAAGCCGGAAGTGTCTCACCGATTGCCGAGAGACCGAATAGCGTGACAGGTTTACCCATTCTACTAATACATTATATTATTCAATTTATTATACACTAATAGATAGCTGGAATGGGTGGCCTGTCACGGTAAACCCCCTTCCGGTGCTGGAACGCTCTAACGGTCACGCAAAACCTTCATGGAGAGTTGGTTTTTCGCTTCCAACCCAGAAATCCCCGGCTTTCGTCTGCATCGCGGGAGGGGCAAAGCTATAACGTAAACAACCACGTTATCAAGGAGAGACCATGCCCCGCCCCAGTTTGAGCCTCACCCCGGAACAGCGGCGGGAGCGCACCCGCTTGCAGGATAACGCAAGGCAGGAACGCAAGCGCTTGAAGGAAAAGGAAGCAAAGATGGCCCAGAAGGTCGCCGCTGAAATCGCAGAGATTGCCGAACTTTATGAACTCGCCGAAGAATTGCTTCAGATCAAGCTACCGGTTGCAATCGAAGTGGTTGCAGAGTGGCAGCGTGAGAAGCGCAGGCCGTTCCCCGCTCTGTTCACCGGGCCGCGCGGCGAGCACGAAACCTCGCAGGCTTATTACGCCCGATGTGAGAAGGCGAAGAGGTTCGGCCTAATCCGCCTTATGGCGGTGGATCACGTCAAGAATGTCGGCAACCGGCGCCGGAAGGCGACTTTCATCGACAAGGAAGCGAAGGAGGCCGCAGCGCTCGGAATGGACAGCGTTGACGCCTACCGCAAGCATAAAAAGCACCTGAAGCTCGCGGCGAAGATGGAGAAGATCATCGCGGATCGGGCGGCAGCCTGAAGACGCTCACGGCTTCATGCACGCCAGCAAGATCTTGCTATAACATAATCATAAGCCGGTTTTGGTTCTCCCGGCTGATTCCGCTTTCACGCGCTTCAATTCACGCTCTACCGCTTCACGAATGAACGTGGGGCGTCGGTGCTTGCCAACCAGTGCGTCTATTTCCTTCAGCGTCTCCTCCGGGAGCCGGACGGTGGCAATTTTCATATTTAGGGGAGGCCTACCCATACAATGCTCCATGTGCGTGATCGGTTTCTTGGGGTCACATAGCATCTATTTCGAAAATAAACACCAGCGTTTATTGACTGAATAAACGCCAGCGTTTAATGAACCGTTACCGATTTGAATGGAGACGGAAGAATGAAAGATACACAGGCTTACATCTCGACTGACACCTATCACGAAGTTCTTGACCAGCTCGAACACCTGTTCGCCACCTTCGACCCGGCAGCACCCGACGATCTCCGCACGCGCCTAATCATGATCCTCGGCGAGGAAGGCGGGATTTGGCCGGCCTCATGCCTCGATAGCGACCAGCAGAGTGGCATGTTCCCTATGACAGCTAAGGAGGCAGCGTAATGAAGCGCACTGTTTCAATTGACGTGCCAATCTACGGTCGCGTTGAAGCAACCTGGGAACGCAAGGGGCGTAACATCGTCGTTCGCTACGGCGACCGCGAGAAGCCGGCGGCGGCAAGCGAAGACGATACAGCAAATGATATCATCGCCCGTGACGTTTTGCGGTCCTGGGTAAGGGACGATCTAAAGGACGAGGAATAGCCGCCTCGCAAGCCCACCGGACCTTCACTTCAGGAGAAAACAATGTCGAACGAATATTCAGGCCTTACTCACGAGGAAGCCGATAAGCTCATGCGCGCAAAGATTACAGCGATAGCTGCCGAGACGATAGCCGAAGCTCGGTCCATGTCGCCCGACGAGTGGTCCGGCCGCGACGTGCCTTATTGGTCGGACGCCATTGCTGGCGCGATCTACTACGTCGTTCAGAATCGCTTGCGCGGCGCGCGGTAGGAAGTTGAAGATAGCGACTCGATCTTGCCGTTTCTCAGCGTTCGGTAGTTCCACAGATCCTGAGCGACTTGTTTAGCCCGCCGTTATGCGGGCTTTTCTGCGCCGATGCACGGTGCGAATCACCAAACGAATCAAAAGAACTCGGAGCGATGCGCTAAGCACGATCCCCGGATCCCACTGATTTGGCGATGGAAATTTGATCCGTTTCTTAAACAGCAAATCTATTGCAAAATCAGTTGGTTACTTGAGGTAAAACTGAACTTACGGAAAACAGTGCATCTCAAATGTGGACAACCAGAAATGATGGAATTTTTTCACTCAATGGTAAACCATTGATTTAACGTAGTTATTTCTCCGCCTTCCACACAGTTCACATTTGAGTCGGGTCAATTGCAATTGACCTCAGCGGACTGTTCAAGGACAAATATTACTGTCGTCAACAGTTGGAAGGAGGCTTCTATGGCCTTGATTTCTAAGATGTGGATGGCAGCAGTGCTGGCGACTATGTCGGTCTATTACGCGGCCGAAGTAGTCACCATTATTAAAGAAGCCGTCTCGGCTAAGCACCAAGACGGCTCTGATGATACAAAACTGAAGTAG